CTTTTTTCATTTTTCTCCGACAATAAATAATTTATTAACTTCGCTGCGTCCTCTGCGAACTTCTGTGTCTTGTCAAAATGTGTGGAACTACCAGTTGCCCCAAGACATATTTCATCTCCATAATTACTTGCTAGTGCTACAAAATATAGGTTTCTTAATGGTAGAAAATAGTTGTCTTCTTTTACTTCAAATCTTGAAATATCAAAGTCAATGATTTCTAATCCCTCAACTTTTTTTACTTTTTCAAGTTCTAACTGGTTGTTCTTTGTGTGAATATTTACGAATAATTTCACATCAGGTTTCCATATCTTATCAATAAGCCAACTATCCATACCACCACTATACAATAATACCTTTTTCATTTAAAACAACCCCTTTCTTATAAAACTCTTTGGTCCCTTATATTCATAATTATCCGCCCAATTCTGAAGATATGCTAGATTAAAACATTGTCTCTTTATAGATGCTTTACTCTCTTCGCTATCGTATATAAGCTCTTCTAAACTAAACCCATATTTATTAACATATTCTTCTAATACTTTATAACTGATTGGGCAAGCATTGATGTGCCTTTTATCTTTATCCTGAATACCACTTACTAAAATTGTGCCAAAATCTGTTATGATGCCTCCAAATACTGCTCTTTTAATCCAAGATGTAGCATCTGAGCTTGTGAATGGAAATAATTCTAAGTGACGTATGCACGATGTCCCAAATGAGTGGGTCTTAACATTGGGATTAGAGCTTGCTTGAATTATTGCGAATACTTTCCAATACCAAGCTTCACGATATTTCAGCGGCTTATCTTTCGATGATGATATCCCAATATATGGAATGTGCTTTCCATTCTCATCTTTAAACTCAAGCATATTTTTTAACCATTTAAAATCTTCATCTTGATGAAATATTGGAACTAATTTTTCGACGCTCTTCACTTTCTCTCTCATATAAAGGTAATTTTTCCAAGATTCTTCCGGAGCAAATAATAATTCCTCTTTAGTTCTTATTGCCCCACGTCTTCCCGGAATCTTATCCACCTGAGCAAATAAATTAATATCAGAATCGATTCCGTTAATGTAACTAATATATTCATCCACATTAACTTCTTTACCTTGTGTATGAGCGGTGTATGCTCCTGAATCTATGAAGATTTTATTGTTTATCTTACCTTTTCGTTTATCATCACACCAATTATTTATTACTTTCCTTTCGCCCATCTGAGTAAATAACTTACAAACTTTTTTTTCTTTCGCATATTCCATAATCTCTTTACAAGAAGTGCCAGCAAAATACAAATCGAATCCCATTTAGATTCCTCCTCTCTCTCTATTATTATATAATATTATTAGTCTAATTGTAAAGGTTCCCCATACCAACATTCTGTTATTTCTACATCGCATTTACTTGGTACTGATAAATCTTTTGCTGCCTCAACCATAAGATGAGCAAATCTTTCCGCCACTTCTTTGGCATTCTCTTTTGGACATTCTCCTATTAATTCATCATGTACAGTTAATAGTAATCTAAATCCTAATTCTTTTAACTTCTTATCATTACCGATTAAAATCATAGCAAGCTTTGTTTGGTCAGCCGCTGAGCCTTGAATTCTACTATTTACACATTGACGAGTTGCTTCTGCTATATATCCACTGTTGTCCTTTATTAGAATTCCTTCAGCTCTAGCCTTAGCCTTAATGGCCTCTTTTTCTTTTTTTCCATAGGCTCTATTTAGTAAATTTATATATTTTCTTTTTATATTTTCATCTACTTCTAATGAGTCATTATTAATTTCATCTTCTTCATCAAATAGAGGGTCAAAATCTTTCGGAACTCCATCAATATAACTAAATTCATAAGGTTCAAGCTGCATATTAGGTAATCTCCTTTTTCTTCCCCATACAGTTGTTACAAATCCTTTTTCTCTTGCCATATTTTCACTATCTTCCATAAATTTTTTCAATCCTGGAAATGAAATCATAACCTTATCATAAATTTCCTGCGCTTTCTTTTTAGAAACTCCTAAATCTTCTGCAATAGCTGGAACTCCTTTTCCGTAACAAACTCCCAATACTATCGCTTTTGCTGCATTTCTTCGTTCTTTCCCTTCTGGATTTTTTGTGCCATCTTCTCTAAATTCTTTACATTCATCATAAGGTAGATTATATGCAATTGAAGCTATTTCTACATATAAATCTTTTCCTTCTCTATATGCTGCAATCATTTTTTCATCACCACTCATATGGGCGGTTAATCGTGGTTCTTGAGCAGAATAATCACTAGATAATAATACATATCCATCAGTTGCTTTAAACATCTTTCTTATATCATTATTATGTGAAGGTATATTCTGCATATTTGGGTCTGAACTACTAAATCTTCCAGTATTAGCCCCTATTTGATTAAAGCTTGCGTGAATTCTGCCTGTTTTAGAATTTACGACAGTAGGCATTTTATCTATATAGGTACTTAATAATTTTGCTATTTCTCTATACTCTAATATAGCTTTAGCTATTGGATGATTAATTTTTTGCAATATTTCTTCTCCAGTTGCTCTAGGTTTACTTTTATCTGGAGGTTCAATACCAAGAACATCATAAAGCACTATTGCTATTTGTGTTGGGCTTGAAATATTTATTGGATATTCTAATTTATTAGCTGCCCCTTGCCTTTCTCTATATTTATCTAATTCTTCACCAAAATCATCACATAATTTATAAAATTTGTTTTCAGCTTCTTTTAATTTTATATTATATTCTTTTGATAACTTTTCAGCAAATTCAAAATCAAATGCTATTCCAGTATCTTCCATTTCAGCTACAATATTTATTAATGGCATCTCTATATTATGAAATACATAAGCAGGTCCTGTTAAATCTCTTTCAATACATATTGGGTCATCTTTTGTAAGAAATGGTCTTTGAAATTCAAATAATTCAAATGTAATTTCTGCATCTCTAGCGGCATATAAATATCCCGTATTAATTGGTATAAGAGTAAAAGGAATTCCTTTAAACAATGAATCAAATGCAAAAGCATCTCCTTCCCCTTTTAAACAATATTTTTTATGGAGAGCTTTTAAATTATTCTCTGGTTCATTTTCATTTAATAATCTTGCAGCAATATAACAATCCCAATATGGAATTAATTCTACATTTAATTTATTTTTTATCACTCTTATATCAAATTTAGCATTAAACATTACTATCTTAACATTATTATCAACCAATCTTTGCATTTGGGATGTTATAAATTTATCTGATATTTGATTTTCAATTTCTGCTCTGGTTATATAATTAATATGATGCAATGGAATGTACACTGCTTTATTTCCAATTGTATAAAGAGATATTCCAGCAAGCGTGCAAGTTATAGGGTCTAAGCTATCGGTCTCTGTATCAATTGAAACAATACCTTGTTTAATGCAATCATCTATATATTTTTCAAGTATATTTTCTTCTTTAATAACATCATATCTATCAATATATTTACCAAGATTTTTATTTACCATCGCATTAATATTTGATATTCTTTCTAATAATCCATCTCCACCTTTAATTGTAATTCCCACATTATCGACTTTAGATGTTTTTGAAGTTTTCTTTGCTAGTAAAGAATCTCCCGCTTTGGTTGACCTCGGCGGGAGATTAAATAAACTAGCCATATACTAAAACTTGTCCTCTGGTATATTTACTCTACGTCGATTTGTGGGATGTGGAATAGATTCTTTTTCTGATGATGCATTAACCGGAGTTCTTCGTCTTTGAGGTTCTTGTTCTTGATATGATGGTCGTCTATCTCTTTCTGGATTTCTTTGAGATATTGTTTTTTGTATATCTTCTTCAAAATACCCATTATCAAGATAAAATTCTAATTCTTCATATGTTTTATCAAGAACTAATGTACCTAGTATAGGAGGAGCTTCTGGTAAATCTTCTAATGTGGTATCATCTGTATTAAGTGCATATGTTTCATAAGTCGTATTAGTATCTCCTTTTTTACCATTTCTTTCAATCTCAAATGGAGTTGAAACTAATGGATTATATCTAGCACATAAACTAGATAATTTACTAAAAAATGTCTTTCCTCTATCCCAAATTTTTACTTCTCCACTCTCTACATCATATAATTTTACGAATATCTTTGCAATAACTCTAGAATTTGCTGCGCATAATGGACAATCATCTATTGGTTGATTGTATTCTCTTAAACAATTCACATAACGTTTTTTACCATTTACTTCAATTTCGTGCACTGCAAATCCTTCAACGTCATCAATAGTATTATACATAAATCTCACTGTGGCTACATCTTTGTCATTTTTTAATGAAAAAAATCCTCCACCTCCTTGACTTCCGTAATTATCAACTTCTTTAACATTAAAACGTGGCATAATTTTTCCCCTTTCTGGTTTAAAGTTTTTTATTAGTCAGCCTTTCGGCTTGAACTCTTTAAGTTAAATGATTTTCTAAAAAACCAAATAGATAATTTTTGCATCAATCTTCTTATCATTAATTAAATCCCTCCTATACTTATTATATAGAAAATTTATCAAAATTCTAAAGTTAATGGAATTAATTTTTTTCTTAATCTTTTTCTAATATTACTTAAAGTCATCACACTAACCCCCAATTTCATTGATATTTCTGCATTAGTATAATCAGCTATGATTAATTTACAATATGCTAATTCTCTTTCTGTCAAATTATAAGGTTTTAATATATAATCAAGGTCTTCATTTTCAGGCATATAATCTGGGATATCAAATCCCTTTTCTTTAATAGCTTCATAACTATCAGAAAAAAATATAGCTTTTCTTTTATAGGTATTTAAGGCTTGTGTTTCTTCTCTAAATTTATTCATTAAAATTTTACTAAAATAAGTTGTAAAATTAGATTCATCTGCTTTGTAAGTTTGTAAAGCAAAATCGAGTTTTTCTAATGAAAAACTTGCTATATCTTCACTACTTAATCCATAATATCTTTTAGATATATCAATAATAAGTTTAAAAGTTTTATGAAATGCTAGAGCTAACAGAGAAGGATTTAAATCCTTCCTGTAAGCTTCTGCTATTTCTTCTAAAGTCATATTTCTATGCTCGTCAATAATAAGGGGCGAAAGGGTATTAAGTGTTTTTAACATTTTTAATCCTCCTTTAAAGTTTTCAGTTGTTTGAGTATTAAAACTACTTAGCGGCTTTTTTGTTTAATTAACATTGGTTTGATTATCATTCTCACTGACTAATTCTGCCAACTGACCATTTCTAACTGATTGATACTCTATTTTTCGTTT